CTGATCCATTCATTGTACCCAATCAACAAATAATTGTCCCATTGTAAATAGTTGTTCCATCCTGGTTCAGGTAAAAGAGGAGATGGAGTACTGTAATAACTGAGATATACCGAATCAGGTGTAACAGTCAGATAAAACGCATTGAGACTGTTGAAAAATCCATTTTTGTATTCATAGATTTGTCCCATATAAAGGCTGTGTATGACCAGTTCATGACTGTATACATCACCGTTTATGTTGACATCATCAATAGTTTTCCACACACCAATGATCTGGTTCAGATCTTGTGGAGTAGGTTCTTCTTTCTCACATGCTGTAAAAGCAAATGCAAGAAACATTGCTAAAAAAAGTGCTGTTGTTTTCATTTCTTTTTACGAGATTTTAAATATATAAGAATCACTAAATAAACAATGGTTACTGTCCAAACCACTACTACCAGTCTTGTGATTTCCTGCCAGGTCATTTCTCACCACCATCAAATACATGGAAAATAAATTGTCCACCATTTACCTGAACAGTTCCAAGGAATGGGCCAAGAGGAACACGGTTGGTTAAATCATGACCTGTTCCGGCCATTTTAATGATTCTTTTCACCGTGATAGCTTCTATATTCACCAAAGCCCAGATACAAATCTGGCCATGTTGTACTTGTACAGATAAAAGTTCAGAGTCTTTAGGCATCAAAACAGATTGTTCATCTTCAATCTTAATCGGGAATTTCCAAATTGATTTCTTCATAATCGTAGATTTTTATTATAAGGTTTGTTTGTTGTTCTAACCCAATACGGGCGATTCTTTTTCTTGTTGTACATTATTTTGGTGCCGATCACCCCGACAATACAAATCACAAAAAGTACAATCATAGCGGCAAGTAATTTCATAAGCTTCTATTTAGTTTCTAATTTTAATGCATCCATATTATCAATTATATATCTTTCAACTGCCTGGGCAGCTTCTCCAAATGGTTTTTGTCCTTTCCAGCCATCATATAACCAGAGAAGATAATCTGCCGGTATATTGGCCATCAGTGTTGGTGGGTCTGTCTTGGAATATTTACCAAATGGCATCGGTGAATCATCTTTGAGTGTCATTCTGCAGTTACTTTACTTATTCCGTTTTTTAATTTTACCGAGAAAATCTTATCTGCATATTCAGTTAATTCTTCAATATGAGAAATTATTATAAATTGTAAGTTAAGCTTTTCACTTAATTCCTTTACCATCTGGCTGGCTCTTTCAATCCTATCAGTCTGTCCATCCAAGAACTTGAAAGGTTCATCAAGGATGATCGTATTCCTGGACTTTGGGCTTTTCATGCTCCATGCAGCAATCCGTAAAGCAAAAGCTGCAATATCCACTGCACCACCACCTGAAGCTGAAATAGGATCTACTTTTACTCCATCTCTTTTGAAATACAGATCACATTCTGTCTTGTTTCTCCTCTGTACAAATTCTGCTACCAGTTCATAAGGATCATTAAATACAGCTTCCAGTGACAATGATGTGATATCCGAAATATGGAACTGAAGTTCCTGTTGGGTCTTAAGTCCCACCTCACGTATGATCTCACGGGATTGCTCATGTCTCCGGATGTCACGACTTGCATTCGTGTGATCTTCCAGAAGCTTCTCGGCTTCCTTTTGGAGTTGGGATCGAATTCCCTTTTCCTGCTCGATCTTATTTCTTATCTGTTGAATCTTTTCCATTCTCCTGTAGTTTATAGATTGCAACAGATAAAAATATCCCACTTACAGCCAAAATTATAATTGCTATACTCTGTAATGTATCAACCATTTTCTTCTAATTTCTCCTCAAGTTCCACAAGCAATTCTTCAATCTGATTATTCTGCTCATCAATCTCAGTAGCCATTTTATCAGCCTTTTTCTGAGCAGCAGCAAGTGTAGTCACATTAAATTTCTTCTTGAGTTCTTCCAGGATCACTCCTTTCTTGGCTTCAAGTTTATTGAGTTCCCCTTTCTTTTCGGTGATCTCCTGTTTCAGATTTAGTAAATCGTGTTCAGTCATAATCCGTGGTATATTACATTGTTCATATCTGTTAATCTTTTTTTCATTATGCTCATTATATTCTTTTCAGTTGCCGGTGTAGTTGCATCTAATGGAAAATCTATCATCATATAAAAAGCCTCATCTGGAAATACAACTTCAAGAGAAACAATTTTATCTCCATAAAGATAATTAGGATTTTCATCCTCTGGAGTTGTAATGTCAAGTCTTTGTTGATCAATTTTATGTACCTTTATTTGTGTCTTCATTGTTCTATTGCTTTATAAATTAGTTCTTTGACAGAGGTCCGAACTTTGTTTTTTCGAAAGAACTCTTCAAGGTTTCTCTCAAATGATAAGTCAACGGACCAGTCCTGATTGAGTTTTTCAACGTAGGCTTGTATTCTGCCATCTCTTTCTTCTTCCCTATCAATATGGCTCCTACTGACCACATCAGGGTCGATAGGAATATAATGAATAGTGACAGAATTATCAGCAGCATTATAAAGGTATACCCGAGGCTTGTGATCAATCTGATCTGCATTCTGCCGTGAAAGAGATCCCGGATTAACGAGAATTTTTCCTTCATATTCTTCTGTAAATGGTTTGTGATTATCTCCAGTAAGTATTAAATCATACTCTGGATACTTACGTAGTACTGCAGCTGCATTGGGATCAGTTTGGTTTGGCCATAGTTTCTTTCCCTGCCAGACCATGTGATGCCAGACTAAAATCTTACGACCTTCAATTTCCAAACTTGGTTTATCAGGAATTTCATTCCAATGACATCCACGTAATACCACAACTCTTCTGGCTTCCTCAAGTGCTGCAATTCCACTTTTCTCTTTTAGTTTAAGACTGTGGTTTGGGAGATCATGTTGTCCGTAAATACTGTAGAACTGTACCGGTAGATGCTTAATGCACATCCGAATCAGGTTTGGAGATGGTTTCCAATGTTCAAACAGATCACCAGCATGAATTACAGGACAACCATATTGTGAAGCTAGCTTACTTACGTATTGCACTTTCTTCCATTGAGCTTCCCAGAAATCATCTGTTCGGCAGGATGGTTGAGTTTCTCGTAAGTGCCAATCACTTGATAATATGGCTGAAATTTCTTTCATTTTTCCATTTTACTAGCTAAATAAAAAAATAGAATGGCTCCAATAATACCACCTATTGATCCCCAAAATATTAGTAATAACCCGACCGGAATTGACCACCATTCTCCTGGATGAGTATTAGCAATATACCCAACTAAAAATGTTGATCCAATACTTATTAAAATAAATATTACAGCAAAGATGATAAGTATTGTTTTTTCTTTTATTTTCATTTCTTTATTGGTTGATCACAGAATGGGCAAACATCCGGTGTATTTTTTATAAGTTCCTTCTCTTTTCTATTGATTTCAAATGCTAAATTAACAACCTCATCTCTAGCAAAACTGTGTTGTTGTAATAAGTCTTCCAAATCCTGTAATGAATTATATTGTTTATTGACAGTTTCTATCTTATCCAATAACAAATCAACTTCCGGATCAAGCAGTACTAACTTATTTATTGTTTTTATCTCTGAATCAACCTCTTCAATATAATTAATCATCTCAAGAAGATCAGTATGTTCTTCATCCAATCGATCCCGTTCAGTTATTACTCTTTGAATTTGATCAACTTCTTTTTCAAATGAGGTAGTACTTTTTATTACTTTCTCTTCCTTTTCAATGTCGCCAAGTGATTCTATCAAATATCGTAACCGATTAAAAGCTAAGATAGATTGTTCATTGAAGTGATTGATCCTTTCTATTGATCCTAATTCCTCTTCAGCAATATTCAGATACTCATATCTCTTCAATGATTCTGCAACTTCAGCTTGTTGTTCAACAATGAATCCTCGTTTGTTATCCAGCTGACGGATCTGACTGTTCAGATATTTCAGTCCGGAATCTATCTGATCCAGATGGGCAATCTTATTGAAGTAAGCAGCAACCTCACCTGGAGAGTTGGAGATCAGGAAATGAGAATCCAATTGTTGTTGGAGATTTGTATCGTCCATATTGAGAAATTCTTTTATCCCTTCTGGAATATCAGTACCAAATGCCTCAAATATGTTAGGTTTACTATCAGGATGTTCTTCAATTCCTGTTATATAAGCATTTCTTTCTCCTTTTTCTCTTCGTGTTCCGAATCCATCAATCCATATTTCTACTCTGGTATCTCCTCCCCAGGTACTCCTGAATTCATCACCGACTGGTCTGTTCCAAATAAGCCAGCGAAGTGCTCTTATGATGGCAGTCTTTCCAGAATCAGAAGGACCTACTATCACGTTAACACCTGGATCAAAGTCAAACTCTGACTTTTTATGGCTTTGAAAGTTTGATATATTTAAAGATTGAATCATATCTTTGGTTGATCATACTCACAAATAAATACCATATGAACCGGTACGGTAGCTATCATACGGGTTGTTTTGTCTTCTTCTGATACAAAAAACATAGCTAATCCTTCACTTACATGGTAGAAATCAGCATCAATATCCCATTCAGAAATGGGTTCATTTAGTGTTCTTATTAAATACTTTTTCATCTTTTCCAATTATTATTTTTGTTTCTCCACTAACTTGTATTTCGATTATTTGTGTGTTATCGGGCATAAGTTCTCCTTTACGAATAAAACCTTCAAAATCAAATCCTACAGGTTTCCCATCTTTATCCAATCCAGCATCGATCAAGAATTTGTATAGAGTATTTTTATGTGTTTTCATTTCAATAGTTTAAAGAGTTCATTCCTCCGTCTTGTCAATTCAACTTCAATCTTATTTCTTTTGTGATACAATTCTGTCCACTCCTTATTGTTCTGAGGAGACATTGAATCCATTATCCTACCTATATGACTTGACAGAGATAACAGATCACTATATGAGTAGTTACTTAGAATTTCTGTTGGTGTCATTTCAATCTTTATTTTTGAATTCAGTTGCTAATCCAAGCCAGAAAATATCAAATCTCAAACCATACTTCTGATAGTATTCAATAGTAAATAATGCCCTTGCTTTCTTGCTATTGGAACTATCAATCAGAAACAATATGAAAGCCCCTTCCCGGTTCCTGAAATCAAAAAAGATATTTATTGGCATTATTAATGGGCTCATGGGTAAATGTAAATAGAGAGAATAAAAAATAGCCAATGATAATCATATCCGGAAGCTCCCGAAATCATTCCATAATAACTTTCCTTGAAAGGAATCAAATCAAATTGACGTTGGAAACGAAACATAATTCTTTTCTTCATCATCTCAATAAAGCTTTTAATGTTGGTGATTGTATTGTTGCCACATTGTATATTGCCAGAGCATCCGCTACAGCCTCCCTGACGTATTTTGGGCCTGATATTTTAACTTCCAGAGTTTCCTCGACTGCTTGTATCACTTCAGCCTTTGAAGCCGAAATACGGCCCAAAAGAGCCTTTTTTGCATCATTCTCAGAATACCACTCAGGTAAGATATCTTTTAAAATACAGAGTGTCTGAAGTATTCCGGCTACAGAACCGATCATCACAGCTCCTTTTGCATTCTGTGATCCATGTGGAAGCTCACTTACAACAAAAGCAATTTCATATTTATCTATGATCTTCTCAAGTTCGTAAACCAATTCAGTTATTCTTCTGATAAGATCATCACCTTGACGAATCCTTCTTTTCTTGGCTTGAGGTGCTGTCTTGATACAACCTGAATCAATTACTCTGTGATTTTGTAGTACAGCATAACCCCAGGCAGTGAAGGATGGATCACAGGTTAATATTGTAATGTCTGATTTCATTCCTTTCAATAGTTGTTTCTCTTAAATGAAATTTTATTTATCGCTTCACAAAAATTTCCAAAAGCTACCCATAACTGATCATAAGCACCCTTCAAAATGTCATATTTATTCTTTGCTTCCGTAAGATATTTTTTAGTAATCCGAAGTTCTTCTTTGGTATCCTTGAGTTCTTCAATTATTTTATCTTTTTTTGTCATCTCCTACTTTTAAAAGCTGTATTCAAGACTCCATTAATAAACATCTTAACATAATTTCCTTGGTTATCCCTCTCAATTCTAATAACATCCCCTACTTTGATCCAATTGTCCCTATCTATATATAAAATACCTCGGACATTTTCCCTATCAGTTTCATACATACACTGATTTCCTCCCATGTTGGAATTATAAATCAGTTCCGAGATTGTTTCTTCAAGTGCTTTCATTAGAATGGTACCTCCACTTTTTCATGATTACCTTTTATACTGTTCTCACTCATGCTGATCATCCGGATATTGTCATATGAATAACCCCTCAGATGATCTATCCTATCAATGGTCATTTTATTCCAGTGATTTCCTTTCAATTCCAAATAGTTTGTCTCTTCACAAAATCTTCTAAACTCTTCCTTGGTAAGTGTAAATTCCTTTTCCCTTCTTCTGGCCCTGCACCTCAATCGGTGGTAGTAATAACCAATTGGGTTTATCTCCTTCTCCCTTCTCGATTTACACTTATAACAGAGGGTCCTGCCAGGTGCTCTTTCGTTCCGGCAGAATTTAGTCTTGCATTTAGTCACCTTTGTTTGGGTTTTCGTTCAACTTTAAAGGCTTCCTCAATCTCTTCCCACAGATCAATGACTTCTTCATTAAGTTGCTTTTCCAGATTATCCTGTTCTATAATCTCAATGGCAGTTACAAGGCTCTTGTCCAGCTTCTGTCCATCCAGATCATAAGTAGAGGATCCATTCATCTCCTTCAGATATTTCAAATTCTCTCTGATATTATCAATACCATATTTGAAATCAATCGTAACTGGTGCTGTTCGAAAAGGATGCCAAATACTTGATTTCACCACCTTAACCTCAATCTCTATACCGTAAACAATCTTGTGAGTCTTTCCTTTGACAGTACGAGTTCGGGTAAGAGATCCAATCTTATTTGTCTCCAATCTCAATGAAGTGTAAAAGCCAATAGCTTGCCCGCCTGGTGTATAATATTTAGAACTGAATTTATTTAATCTATTCATATTCTCCCTCATCTGATTTGAAGCAGCCATTATAGTATTGCTACTGGTAATGAGTCTTGCAGTACGCCTAAACCCCTGAGAAAGTTCTTTAGCTTGTCGTCCTCCCATTTTATCACCTTCATCATTATCCATCTCTAAATCTGTACTAAGGGCAGCTAATGAATCGGTAAATACACCATTTATCTTACCGTTATCCGGAATCCAATCCTTTAAAGCTAGAAAGACTTCCGCAACAGTATTAGGTGTCATATATGCAAGTTCTTCTTTGTTCATCCCAAATATAGAAGCAAATTGTTCATTTAAACGTGCTTCTGGATCATGAAACATTACTTCACCACCATTCCTTCTTATATCACCAGCAATCTCACAAAGCAGTACTGTCTTTCCTGTCTGTGGGAGCCCATGTATCTCCATAGAAATCCCACCTGGAATACCTCCACCACGAACACGTCCTCCTGAAATAGCCAAATCCAAAAGAGTACTACCGGTACTGATCATTGTTTCGGTATTCCCCTCGTATTTGTTTTTCTTTTTCACAGGAGTACTAACACGTGTTTTTACTTGTTCACTGATCTTTTCCTGTTTTCCTCTTTGCATTCCTCTACGATTTTATCAATCAGTTCCATTGGGATGCTGTACTTTGATCGCAGTTCCCCGGACATCTTCCTTGTATATTCCTCAAATGGAATTTCATCACGAAGACGGATATCCCATTCATTGTACATATACTTGGCATATCTCTCAACAAGATTCTCAATGGTGAGATTCTTTTCAAAGATATAATCCTGGAGAATTCCACGAATCAGAGCACTCTTTGCTTTTTGTTGTATGAGAGCCTGTAGACGGAAACAGTTATCATCTGACTCCGATATAAAAACTCCCAGAAAACTACTAAGTGGAATTTTCATTATTTCTGATTTAGTTCATCATTTCTTTCTGCACACTGGGTCCAAATCTTGCACTTGTCACAGTCATCAAACTGATCTGTGTCTTCACCAAAGACATGGCCGTGTGGACAATCCGGATATTCCTGATCTTCAGGATCAGATTTTGTTTTTCTTGTTCTGGTGGATTGTGACTTTCGAGGTTTCTTTTCTTCGGGCTCTTCCTCCTCTTCCTCTTCTTCAGTTTCTTCATCCTCATTCCTGGACCTTGATCTGGAAGTGTTTCTTGTCTTGGTAGAAGGGGTGCCTCTCTTTCGAGGTTTCCTTTCTTCAGGCTCCTCTTCCTCCTCTTCCTCTTCTTCAGGTTCCTCTCTTCTACTTCTTGACCTGCGTTCAGGTTCCTTCTCGGTTTTGTGTTGAGAAGTCTTTTTCTTTCTGGAATAACCGGTATGCTCTTGTGGTTCATCTTCAAATTCCTCATGATCCAGATCCTCATCATCAAGACCCTCCATGGTGAAGTATAAGGCTTCAATTTCCTTGTAGGAGAGAATCTTCATCATTTCATCCAGACTTGGAAGTTCCCTGCAGAAATCTTCATCATATTGTTCTTCCCTGTCCACAAGATTGATAGAAGAAGTTTCAGCATAAGTATTCTTACGAAGTTTCTTCTCCCTGAAATATACCTGGAGAGATTGTCCATCGGATTCATCCAAGCAATCTTCATAAGCCTCGTCCTTGTCAGCCCGTTCACGTAGAAGATCAAGGAACAGATGATCACTCATTTCAAACAGGTGGACATCTCCTTCCGTATAATCCTGCTCACATTCACTGGCATCAACCGGAACGATGTAAAACAATGTCCTGTTCTTTGGAAAGATATACTGCAGTTCTCCTTTCCAGTCAGCTCCTGCTTTCTTTCTGCGTGCTCCGTGTTCACATATAGGACAGGGCTTACCGACAGTGGTAGGACAGATAATAGATATACCATCATCACCTACATCACGATGGACCCTGAGAGGTCGTTTCCACCAGAGGGTACCCGGTTTTGCAAACTCTTCATTCTTCTTTGCATCCATATGTTTCTCATCAGTTACTTCATATGGAATGATATCGAAAATTACTTCGGTACCACCTTCAGCTTTGAACACATTGATGTTGTCCGGTATATTCAGATAGCTGAACTGATTCTTTGGACGTTCCATACTCTTGGCAGCTTTGCCTCGGAACCTGCTTGTTTTCTGTTTTGCCATTTCAATTATTTTTTACGTGTAAAAGGTTTCCCTAATTTATTTTCCTGTTCTTGTTTTCTTTCTTCCCTAAGTTCAGTCAGATCATGAGGTACGGCTGGTCCTGCAAAGTATTGCTGACCATGGAGCTTTACAAGATTCTCCAGAGCGGACTTTCTAGCTTCAACAGCTGACACAACTCCATACAGAACATTGACCTCATAATTGGTATCATTGTATACTTTCTGAGCATCCTTGTATTCCTTGTCCATTAGGATAAGGCTTTTGATTGCTCCTTCAGTTACTTTCTCCAGTTTGTATTTCTTTGGATTATCTCGGATATCAAGGTCTATTTCAGCCTGAAGCAGTTCAAGTGCTTCTTTTGCAAGATCCCTTTCTAATCTAGCATCTGCCAACATGGTACTATACTTTACCATGAGTTCTGGTTGATCTAAAAATTCTGCATCGAGAG